TAATCTTAAATTAGTTTCAGATCCAGATTTACCTAATACACTGTATTTTAGCGATACGAAATATTTAAAATCAGTGACTGCAAAAGATACAGTTAAACCATATTCAGTGCCAATGTTAGCTAATCATCCAACTGGCTCAATTGTTCGAGAATTTACATTTCAAGCAAAATTACCTAGCAATGTTAAAAATTTATCATATGTATTAAACGCAGGAACTAATGTATCAGATGATGAAATTGCACCATATTTAAATTTTATGTATAATTCTAAAGATGCCGCTTCCATCAATAAAGCTCGAGCCAAATATAGAGAAAAACATCTACAAATTGCAAAAAATTTAAATGATGCAAAAGATAGTTATGGTAAAATTCCGTTTGTTGATGAACATACTACTAAATTAAGTAAAGCACTTATTGAATATATAAAATTTCCATTTGATGATATTAGCAAATCACAACAATTAACTGCACCAATATTTCCATTTGATGTTGATTTTACAATTGATGGTATAAATGGATTACGATATGGAGATGTTTTAACATTTGATGGTTTACCTACAAAATATAAAAAAAATACAGTATTTAGCATAATAGGTATTACTCATGATGTTGATACTGAGGGAAGCTGGACATCAAAAGTTAAATGTATAATGCGACCTAAAATAGGATAAACATGGCACGATTAAAACTATATTATCCGACTGATGAAATAACTAGTAATTTATATACTACTGGTAAAGAATGGATGACTATTAATAACATTGAATATGTTGGTTCATATCATTTATATACAACTGGTGAAGCATATACGCAGCCCGAATGGAATCCAAGATCATCAATACAATTGATTCCATATCAAGAAACAACTCCGGAAAATGTAAAAAATATTGTTTATCAAAAATTAACAAATAATGCATATAATGAAACATATGTAATGCCAAGCTCAATTCCAGTGCAAGTAAATAAACAAGATATTTTAAATGGGTTTATTTCTCGTTTTTTTCTTAAAAAACATAATGAATCTATAATCATAGAAACAAATCATTTACAATATCAACAATGGCAATCTAATATCATGGATTCAAAATTATATTCAGCAACATCATTAACTTGGTTTATTTCTGGAAATATTAATGACGAACGAATAAATGGATATTTAGTTGAAGGAGTTGCTACTAAAAATAAAAAAGAAATACGACTCGCATCTTTATCATTACCAGAAATTTTAAATCATTTAACAAATCTAACCGAGTATTATGTTGATAATGTATTTACTATTGCAACAGATATCAATGGTTTGGAATCATGATAAAATTTTCTTATTATCCATATAATGATAGTGGATACTATAGAAGAGGCACAACAAACGTTACGATACATCAAAGATCGAAAGACATTGCTGGTACCGATATACTGTAGTCCCACGAATCATCCTGCAGTTAATCGTTTATGTGCAATATACATTTATACGGAAGATGATGTAGAACGTATGATTCCTATGTATCATACCGAACAACTAAGGGGCTTTTCAGAACTTGTCCCGGAGTTTATGGCTCTACAGAATATATTTGTTCATGACAAGAAGCGATGGCTACAAACCGGCGGTAACAACGCCGTATGGGATGTAAAAACATTGTGGTGGTATACATATGGCGAGGCATATGATGAATCACATTATGTAACAGCAGCACATCAATTTTATTGGCGCCGACATACCGCATTAGATGCAGTTAATTGTATTGTGCCATTACAACAACATATGGCAATGTGTCAAAAGATACGTCACTATGCTTGGCCGATGTGCGTAAATGCAAAATTAACTGATTCATATTTGCAATTCAATGACACATATCCTAAAACGTTTGCAACAATAGAATCAGCAGGATTAGCAGTAGATGAAACATTCAGAATGCCAGAATTGATACATGATGGCCGAGTATATTCTCAATATCATTATCATACAACAACAGGTCGTCCTAGTAATGCCTTTCGAGGATTCAACTTTGCTGCAATGAATAAAGAAGATGGTACGCGCGCTGCATTTCATAGTAGATTTGAGCGAGGTGCATTAGTCGAAATGGACTTTGATTCATACCACGTACGACTCATTGCAAAAATGATTGGTTATGAATTACCAACATCATCCATACACGATTATTTAGGTCGATTCTATTTTGGAGTAGACGAAATTACAGATGAACAACGAGATGAAAGCAAATCAATTACATTCCGTTTGTTGTATGGAGGAATTGATCGAGAATTTTTAAGTATTCCATTTTTTGCACAAGTAAATGATTTTGTATACAAGATATGGAACAAATGGAAAAAAACCGGTTGCGTAGAAACACCGATATTGAAACGCAATATTTGTCGTGAAGGTTTGCAAAACATGACAGCAAATAAACTTTTTAACTATTATTTGCAAGCAGTAGAAACCGAAGTATCAGTACGCAAATTGCAACAAGTACAAGAAATGCTGCAACCATATACCAGTTGTATGATTCTATATACATATGATTCGGTATTATTTGATGTAAATTATCAAGAAGCACGAGAGTTACTGCCTCAAATCAAAGCAGTATTAGAACAAGGCAATTTTCCAGTAAAAGTGAAGGTTGGCGATATTTATGATAAAATAAAAACTATTTCTTTATGAACATTGATTTAATTTTAACAGAGTGGTGTTTTCGTTTGCCCAAAGGGTATCCAACTAGTGCTAAGGATTACAAAATATTATATGATGTCTTGTTAGAGACTGCAAATATATCATCTAATCAAGCTCAACAAATTGTAGAACGAGCACAAAGATTAAATGAGTTGCCGGCAGATTCTGCATCACAAGGAACACAACAAGAAGATAATTATTCTATTATCAAACAAATAAAATCAATTGGTTTGCCCGATGAAGTAAATACACAAATTTTTTCTGTATATAAATCACTATCTGATGATCAAAAACATAACTTTAATAAAAATTTTAGAGTGCATTCAATTGATTCATTTGTACAAGACGGATGGAAAGCATTTCAAGATTTCTTTTTAGTAAACGTCGGCGGTGCTAGAGGTGGAATGGGAAATGGAGAAGTATCGATATTATTAGGCGTTAAAGATTCAAAACCAGGTGGCACAGAATATCATGATATCGTTATGCCAAATGGTCAATGGGAAGTTAAAGAATTAGAAAAAGGAAAATTTGACCCTGCTAAAGAAGGCGCAGCTACTAAATTTAAACTAACAGGCCAGATTCAAGAATTTTATAAAGATATCGTATTACCATTTAAAACAATTGGCGATCCGTATACATATTTAAAACATATGGTAAGTCCTCAATCAGCTGAATCTTTAAAAAAATTAATAATGATATTTGAAACAAGATTTATTGAAAGTATCGAAGGTGATAAATTATCAGCTGGAATGGAATGGAAAAAATCCGCATTTTATAATTGGTATGAAGGATTTAAAGAATTACACGAAATATTTTACCAAACCGAATTAGATACCGATGTTAGAGATACAAGATTAACTGTCGCAGCTGGCGGCGAAACTCAATCATATTGGATTTCAGATGATGACGCTGAAAAAATTAAGCTAGGAGCTGGTGAAGAAAATCCTACCGGCGTAAGAATTGGAGAACCAATTGATAATATTAATACTAATGCAGTTCTTTGGTTTAAACGAGTAGAACGAAATTTGTTTATTAAAGAACCTAGAGAATTTATTTCTGAATTAACTGCTATTAAAGAAAATTTCTTTAAAGAAATTTTAGGATTAATTTATTATAATAAAAGAAATCCACAACCTCATATAGCAAATCCAGAAGCATTTGTAATCGATTCATTGTCACAGGGAAGATATAGATTTGTATTGCGATCGGTGCCAGCATCTCAAAATTACCCGTATTTACAACAACAAGGATAATCATTGAAAACACAATTACTTTGCACCTTTGCACATAGATCAGATTTAAACATAGTAACAGAATACATACAGCAAAGTTACATCATTCCAGAACAACGTATATTTGTATTTGCAAATGCAGAATCCGTAGATAATTTATATTGCACATATAATGCAGATGCTGGAACACAACGGGGACAAAATACAATCAGCATTCACCGCAAAAAAGAAACTAATACATTGTATACAGTTAATGCACTTAATGAAATTATTCGTGCAGTGAACAATGGAGTATTAGATAAAACATATCAATTAGATTGGAGTAATTATCAGAACTCATTCATCCTAACTGATGATGCTGGTTTCCGAGTTATTGAATTAACGTTCTTTAAGAAATTTACTTGGAATTGATATGAAAAAATTAGAAAATATCTTAGCAGAGAATATGCGCCGGTTTAAAACTAAAAATCTAAATGAAGATTCTGACCAAAATAATAACGGATATCCAGACGGCACAGAAAATTCATCTCAAAAGCCAAACTTAACTGCTATGAGTGATCCGGAATTAAAAAAATACGGATTTATGGGAACTGATAGTCCAGATAAATTAAAAGGAAAATTAGTTACAAGTGCACATCTAGCTGGCGTAAATACTGTAGCATATTTCGATAATAGTAATTGGAACCTCCCGGAAGACCCATTTGATAGAAATAAAATCAAAGACAAAATTCATAATACGTTAGTAAAAATATTATCAAAATATACAGGTGGAAAACTTAAAAATATTTGGACTTCTGATAATGCTGATTTACCACCTAACATAACCGCATTAGCACTACAAGGCGGCACTATGCCAAATATCACAATAGATAACGGAACTGTGCGTACAAAATACATGGATACTTCTTTAAAAGATAAAGGATATTTTAAAGGTAAACTCGATCGAAAGGTTATTGGTACTTATGATGGCAAACCATTTGAATTAGAAACTGTTGACGGACTAACACTGATTTATATTAATGGTAAATTAATTGATGATGAAGATAACAAATATCAAGAAATTTTAAATGCTGTTATTGATCGAGGCTATGAATTACAAGACAAGATGTTGATGAAGAAGGATTATGGTATAAATCTTAATTAAATTAAAGTAATTAATATTTATTAAAGTAAAAGGATTGTAATGATTAGATTAAAAAACTTACTTGCAGAAAACGAAGAATCTGATAAACGATTTGCAGAATACATATATAAAAGTTATTTAGAAGACTCACCCCAGACATTTTCAGCAGCTGGTGTTGCATATGCAATTATGATGGATACGGATTCTAAAGTCAATCCTTTTTATATTAAAAGAATTATGAAACAATATTATAACATGAATTTAAAATAAAAACAAAAAACTTAACAAATTACTTTGAATTAACCAATTAATTACTTATATTGTAATTATATTTTTATATTTTATTAACTTAATTAACTAAAGGAGCACTTATGGCACTTAACCTTGACGCTATCAAAGCGAAACTTAATCAATTAAACAAAACCGATGACAAGAAAAACAACGTATGGAAGCCTGAGGCAGGCAAGACACGAGTTCGAATCGTTCCTTACGTGCATCGCAAAGACAATCCTTTCCTAGAATTGTACTTCCACTATGACATTAGTAAAAAATCAATGTTATCTCCAATTACATTTGGTAATGCAGATCCAATTGTAGAATTTGCAGACAAACTTAAAAAGACTGGCGATAAAGAAGATTGGCTAATGGGTCGTAAAATTGAACCCAAGATGCGTACTTATGTTCCCGTAATCGTTCGTGGCAAAGAATCTGAAGGCGTAAAGTTTTGGGGTTTTGGTAAAACAATTTACACTGAATTGTTATCAATTATTTCTGATGCAGACTATGGCGATATCACAGACTTAATGAATGGTCGAGATATTGATGTAGAATTTACACCTGCAGAAGGAGCTGGAGCATATCCGAAAACAGCAATCCGAGTTAAACCTAATACTCAGCCAGCAACTGAAGATAAAGAGATTGCACAAAAAATCATGAATCAACCTGAAATCACCGATTTATTTCCTGAGCCATCTTATGATGAATTAGAAAAAGCATTAGCAGAATGGATGAATCCAGAAAATGCAGATTCTGATGTTGAAGAATCAGAGCCAGCATCTGCACCTGCATCTGCACCTGCATCAAAGCCAGCAGCTACTAAAGTAGACAATGTTGCTGATGCATTTAATGATCTTTTTAATTAAGAAGGAGTCATAAAAATGGCAAAAGGTAAAAGTAAACTGGAATTGACAGACACTCTAGCAAATACATTAGCTGAAAGTATCAATAAGCAGTTTAAAGGTCAAAATCTTAAAACTGCATTCTTTCTAGATGGCGATGAAGATTCTCCAAGTAATGTGTCCGAATGGGTTTCATCCGGGTGTTCAATGTTAGATTTAGCAATTTCAAACCGACCATATGGCGGATTTCCCGTAGGCCGGATCACTGAAATTACAGGATTAGAAGCATCAGGTAAATCATTATTAGCAGCACACACTTTAGCAGAAACGCAAAAGAAAGGCGGATTGGCTGTTTATATTGATACAGAATCTGCCACTAGCTCCGAATTCCTAACGGCTATTGGTGTTGATTTAAAAACAATGCTATATGTTCCATTAGAGACAATTGAAGAAATCTTTGAAACTATTGAAACAATTGTAGAAGGAGTTCGCAAATCAGATAAAGATCGTTTAGTTACAATTGTAGTAGACTCAATTATGGGTGCATCTACAAAAATCGAAATGTCAGCTGAATATGATAAAGATGGTTATGCAACCTCAAAGTCAATCATCTTATCAAAGGCGATGCGTAAAGTAACCAATTGGATTGCACGTGAGCGTATTTGTCTTATTTTTACAAATCAGTTACGTACTAAATTAGGCGTGTCATTTGGAGACCAATGGACAACTGCAGGCGGCAAGGCAATTCCATTCCACGCATCAGTTCGTCTTCGTCTTAAAAATACGGGTATGATCAAAGCTAAAGTTAGCGGCGTAGAACAAGTTGTGGGAAGCAAAACAAATGTGCAGGTAGTTAAGAACCGTATGGGTCCGCCACATCGTAAAGTAGATTATGAAATTTACTATGATAGTGGTATTGATAATTTCGGCGGTTGGTTATCAATTATGAAGAATTTTGATCTAGTCAAACAATCAGGTGCGTGGTACACATTAGAAGATGTTGATCACGAAACAGGTGAAACGTTTGGTGAAATGAAATTCCAAAGTAAAGATTTTGTTGAAAAGGTTATTAATAATCCGGAAGCAAAAGATAGGTTATATAGAAGAATTTGCGACGCTTACATATTCAAATATCAAGCTGGAATTGATGGTGGTATTGATGATGTAATAATCACAGACGAATTCATTGATGAAGAAGGATAATGAATAAGTATCAACAATTATTCAAACAGTTACAACAAGAAAGGAATTCGAGTCCGTTAGATGTTAATGATCATCTCATGGTATTTGACGGACTCAATACCTTTATTAGAAGTTTTGGAGCAACACCTGCTTATAATGAAGATGGTGATCATATCGGCGGCATTACTGGATTTTTATATTCAGTGGGTAAAACGGTACGAGACTTTAAACCTACACGTTGTGTTATTGTGTTTGATGGCAGAGGTGGATCTGCTAAACGCAAAAAAATTTATGGTGATTACAAAGCAAATCGAGCTAATAAAACAAAGCTTCGTAGACACGATCATCATGATTCAACTATTGAAGATGAACAAGAATCGATGCGACATCAATTTAGTCGTTTAGTTTCTTATTTAGATAACTTGCCAGTAACATTCATGGCCATAGACGGCATTGAAGCAGATGACGCAATTGCGTATATTGCACAAATGTATGAAGATACTTGCAAAAAGATTACCGTTGTTTCTACGGATAGAGATTTCTACCAATTGGTAGATGATCGCATACAAGTTTGGTCTCCTATCAAAAAGAAAATGTATGATGTAGAAGCAGTACAAGAAGAATTTGGAGTGCATCCGAACAATATGGTTATTTATAGATCATTTACGGGAGATGCATCTGATAATATTCCTGGGGTAAATGGTATTGGTCCAAAGACCATATTAAAATTAATTCCGGAATTAGCACAGCCTGCAGAATATTCAGTTGATGAGTTATTAGATAAAAGTCGAAACAATCTTAAAGAATCTAAATCATATCAAAAGATTTTAGATAATGCAAGAATCATTGAACAAAACTATCAACTAATGAATATCAAATTATTAGATATTCCAGCTCAAACAGCTAGCAAAATTCGAGGCATCATGGAACAGCCTATATCAGAATTAAATCGTTCAGAATTTCAACGATTGTTCTATGAAGATAAGATGTGGGCCATAATGAAAAATTTACCAGATTGGTTAAACAACACCTGGTTGTCTTTAAATGCATTTGCAAAACAAACACACAAATAATATTTGGTTCCAAGCATTTTTTCCTTATATAAATAATATATGACTGACAAACTAAGTGAATATGGGTATGGCTTCCAAGTAAAGGTATTATCCGCAATGTTTACGGATAGAATATTTTTACAACAAATTGCAGATATTATTCAGCCTGATTATTTTGAATCGGATTCGAATAGTTGGTTGCTCGATGTGATATTAGAACATTTTCGACAATATAAAGCACCGCCATCGAAAGATGTACTTAAAGTAAAAGTTACCGAAATTGAAAATGATATTCTAAAAACTGCAGTATTGGAACAACTCAAAGAAGTGTTTCGATACATGGAGTCAGATGATTTATCATTTGTAAAAGATGAAATTCTTAAGTTTTGTAAGAATCAAGAAATTAAGCGAGCTATTATGGATTCTGTTAACCTATTAAAAATGGGTAATTATGATGAAATAAAAAGCAAAATGGATAGTGCCATGAAAGCTGGCGCTGACACTAATATTGGTTTAGATTATATTAATGATGTAGCATCTCGTTACAATGAAGCAGCTCGACATACAATTACCACCGGATGGGATGTTATTGATGACTTAATGGATGGAGGATTGGCTCCGGGCGAATTAGGAGTAGTAATGGCACCTGCAGGTATTGGTAAATCATGGATGCTTATTAACATTGGTGCAAATGCGGTCAGAGCAGGCAAGACAGTTATACATTATACATTAGAGCTTAATGAAAATTATGTAGGTCAACGATATGATTCTGTATTAACTGGTATTAATGCACAGACATTAAAACATCATCAAGATACAGTTGAAGAAAAAATGAAAACTTTATCTGGATCATTGATTGTTAAATATTATCCAACAAAGTCAGTTGGAGTAATGGCATTGAAAGCTCATATTGAAAAAACCATAATGCAAGGCAAAACGCCTGATTTAATTGTAGTAGATTATGGTGACTTGCTCAAAGTAAATACTAAAAAGGACAAACACGAAGCCTTAGAGGACTTGTACGAAGAGTTGCGCGGAATGGCGGGCGAGTATAAAATTCCAGTATGGACTGCATCACAAGCAGGAAGAAGCGCCTTAGAAGAAGATATTATTGAAGCAGATAAGATTGCATCGTCATATGGGAAAGTAATGGTTGCTGACTTCTTGATGTCATTGTCTCGTAAAGTAGAAGATAAGATGTCAGGCACTGGTAGAGGTCATGTTATTAAGAATCGATTTGGCCCAGATGGTATTACGTTACCAAGTAAGATCAATACAAATAATGGTCAATTTGAATTCTTTGAACCGCAAACAACTCAAGGAAAACAGACCACACAAATCATGAAGACTGGCGAAAACATGATGAAGAAAAATTTAGCTCAAAAGTTCAAAGATCTCGGTGGACAATTTGGATAAAAGTATATTTATATAAAATGAATAGGGAAGGTGTCCGGCCTTCCTTTTTTCATCTAAAAAAATTAAGTTATTAACATATTTAAAGGACACGATGCCAAAACTATTTGAAGATCGAATTCCGTTTAAACCATTTGAATATCCTGTTTATTACAATGAAGGATGGTTAAAACAAGCACAAGCATTTTGGTTGCATACGGAAATTCCAATGCAAGGCGATATTAAAGATTGGAATGAAAATTTAGCAACACATGAAAAGAATTTGGTTGGTAACATTTTGTTGGGTTTTGCTCAAACAGAATGTGCTGTATCTGATTATTGGACTACCATGGTAACTAAATGGTTTTCGAAACATGAGATTAAGCAAATGGCAATGATGTTTGGGTCGCAAGAAACAATTCATGCAACCGCATATTCATATCTTAATGAAACATTAGGATTAGAAAATTTTGAAGCATTTCTTCATGAACCAGCAATTGCTGAAAAGTTTGAATTTTTAACTTCAACATCTGCAGATTGGACTCATAAAGATTTAGCATCAAATCCTATAGCTCGACAAGAAGTAGCTCGTTCATTAGCAATTTTTTCTGCGTTTGCTGAAGGAGTATCACTTTATTCGTCATTTGCTGTGTTATATTCTTTTCAAATGCGCAACATGTTAAAGGGTATTGGCCAACAAATGAAATGGTCAGTACGTGATGAATCACTTCACTCAAAAATGGGTTGTCAATTATTTCGTCATATGTGCGAAGAATACCCAGAACTAAAAGACGCAGTTCGCTTAGCAGTTGAACAAGCAGCTGAATATATGGTTCAAATGGAAGAACAATTTATTGACAAAATGTTTGAACAAGGAGATTTAGAAAATCTTAAAAAGACTGATTTAAAGAATTTTATTCGTAAGCGAGCAAATGAAAAATTAACAGAACTTGGATATGAATCTACTTTTTCATTTAATGTAAAATCAGCGGAACAGTTAGATTGGTTTTATCATCTAACGGGCGGACATACCCACACTGATTTCTTTGCAGTACGTCCAACAGATTATAGCAAAGCAAACGAAGGTGAAGATTGGTCAGATTTATGGTAACAAGAAAAGAAAAAACAATGAAAAATTACGCAGAAGAATTGGGTTGGGAACTAGGAGTTGATTTTCCAGAATGGGGTAACACCGAAATATACGTAAAAACAATTTCAAAAGGATATTTGTTAGCTGGCGAAAAGCCAAAAGATGCATATTGGCGTGTTGCAACCGCAGTAGCGCGCCGTTTAGATAAACCGCAATTAGCATCTAAGTTTTTTGATTATATATGGAGAGGTTGGTTAAACTTAGCAACACCAGT